GACCCGTACCCGGACCCGTACCCGTACCCGGACCCGTACCCGTACCCGTACCCGGACCCGTCCCCGTACCCGGACCCGTACCCGTACCCGTACCCGTACCCGTCCCCGGACCCGTACCCGTCCCCGGACCCGTGCCCGTGCCCGGACACGGACCTGTGTCCGTCTAAAATTAAAACCCTTTGCATGGTATCAAATGGATAAGACTTTTTAATGGGGCCAACACGATTCCACACTCGTCCAACTTGGTCTCTTTCAATGGGCCATTACGAAGTTCACCAAGCCCTTGGGTTGTTCCCCAAATGCGGATGTTTCTTGCGTTTTCAATGTTCACCCAACCATCTCGGATGGTTACGTTTCCGACGTAAACAAACCCTTTGTCGAGCACTACAATCTGCTGTTCTGGAACGATTTGTTCAGCTTGTTTTTCTTGTTTTTCTTGTCCAAGTGCCACTTTTAGCAGCATTTCAATTAGTTCTTTGTTCATGGTTACTGTCTGTTGTTGTTGTTTTTTGCTGCCAACCCGGCAGCGAGGATGAGCACCGCATCTGCTGTGCTCAAAGTGATGTGGAGGTTGGGAAAGCGTCTCTGTGCCTCCTCCTTGAGTCGGTTTTTCCACTTCCTCTGTTCCTCCCCGGGTCGCTTGGAGATCCCGATGACCTTCTGCCATGCCTTCGGTTGAATGAGAAGGAGCGAGAACCCGATCGCCATTGCCACCCCTTGGATGAACCCCACGTTCCGATGCAGGACCGCGAGCGATGAGTGACCAGCACCGAAGATCGCTTTCGCTGGAATCTCCATCCGAATCTCTCGGTGGCCAACTGCCCAAAGGTTACGAAGGCCGGTCAGGATGTCCCCGTCGGTCTCTGGCATTCGGCAGCACTCGATTGCGCCATGCTCCATGTCGTATGCCCACCCACCTGCCACTCCGGGGTCGATGGCGATCATTTCGCCCTCCTCTGCCAGTAGGCCATCATGCATTCGACTCGGCTGATTTTGGCGCACGCTTGGCAATAGCGTTGACCACGTTTGGCGGGTTTCTCCCCGTTGCAACGTCGGCACCGGCCATTAGGGGCGAGGATGAGATCACCGTGTGGGGTCTCGATGCGCTTGGTGACGAGGAGCCGTTGGGCGATGCAGAGAGCAGCATCCTTTGCTCGGATCATGGTTGCGTAGTCCTCTGGTGAGACGAGGTGCCATTGTTGGCCCTCGTGCAGGATGGTTGAGTGGTTCACTTGCGTGCCTCCTCTCTTGATGCATCGAGGATGTACGCCCAACCGATGCCGGTTGAGACTAGGCCAAGCAGCCCGAATGCGAGTGCGAATCCGTCGAACTGGACGGTGGCCAAGAAGACGAAGTCGAGGTTTGCGAGAGCCAGCAGGATCGCGCCTTGGATGGTTTTGGATGTTGTTGTCATGGTGTGAGGTAGGTTTGTTTTGGTCTCTTCAGTGCCAGCATCACTGGCAGACCGGGTCTCCCCGGTTTCGACCTTAAAAGTTGTAATCGTAATAGGGGTGGTGCCCATCGATCAGCACGTTTCCGATTGAGTGCGAACTACTGCGTGCAGCCTTCCATTGCCCATTTGAGCGTAGGGTGAACTTCTGCTTGTACCCAGTCGTGTCGGCAGAAACCGCATAGCGTTGCCGACCTGATGTGTGCGCGGAGAATCCTCCAAGGGAGACTTCAAGAGCATCCGGCTCTCCCGAGTCAGGACCATTGAGCAGTTCTTGCTTTGCCGCTTGAAAGGTAACCGTTTTGCCGCTTTTGGAGACGGCAACGATAAATCCTGCATTGATGTCAGTCCAAGTGCGGTGACTTACAGCGTCTCCGATTTGAAACGTAGGGGTGTTGATTGTCATGGTGTGAGGTCTGGTTGGTTGTTTCGTCTCGGGGTCTCCGCCCCTCAACTGCACCCAGTAAACAACAGTTCTCGTTTTCTGTCCAACAGTTTTTTTATCTTTTTTTTATGCCCTGCAAACTCGTTGAGTTTGAGCAGTTTACCGATGCGGGAGACCTCACTCCCCCGCATCGGACAACCCAGACAACCGGCGAAAACCGGATGAACGTGAATGAATCGTCCCACGCTCGAAGCATCCCGTCAACTGCTCCGAAGTCCCTAATGCTCAAAGGGTTTCCGCAAACTGAACAACCCCTGATAGAGTCCGCTTCACAAGTGCCTTCTGCTCAGTGGTTAACGCCTCAACATCAACACGTTGCAACCACCTGCGGAAAGACTGTGCAACCCTTTCAACCGTCGGCAGTTCCTTCGTGATTGGTTTCCCCTGCTGGCGACACCGGAACTTCGTCTTATTCCACTGATTCTCAGGAAGTTCCAACCATGCTTGAATCTCCGTTTGGAGCTTGGAAAGGTTGGCTGAGGTCATGCCGAGTTCGTTAGCTGCCTCTGCCAGAGTCGTCCATCCGATGAGCGGCTGGAGGTCGGCGGCGAAGCAAAGAGCCACCGCTTTTGCCTTGGCATCCCCCGGGCCGAGCATCCACGCGAGGATGCGGTGCAGATGTGCGCCACCCATGGCTGACGCGGTCTGTTCGACATGGAGCAACTGCTCTGCCTCGTGCCAGCGGAGGATCTCGGTCGCGGTGAAGACGGAAACACCGAACCGCTCAGCGAGCAGTTCGGCGGGAGTGTCGAGGTGTTCGGGTGTCCAGTCGGGTTGCATTGCGCCACCCTTTAACACGCAACAGGTTAAAGCGCACTCTCAAACAGTGCTGCCTCCGCGTCTCTGCGTCTTTGAAGTTGAGTTGTATCGGGCCAGAGCCTTTTCATAAGTCGGATTAGAGCTGGCACATCTTGCGGTCGGCCATCTCGTAAAGCGTTTTGAATACCAAGCATTTCTGTCCTGCGCTCCCCGGAAAGCAAGACTCCACGGTTGAAGACCAGCGAGAGAAGAGCATCGCGTGCAGGTGCTGGAAGCGTCTCCGCTTGCGGGTAAATCCGCATGGTTTGCAGATAGAAACGAGGTACCGTAATCCTCTCGAACACGTTGAGAGCCTTCTCCCACGGAATCTCTAGATCGCGAACAGCGGGACGAGAGGAGAGCCAGAGACGAGCACTCTCACCTCGAATGCCGATGGCTCCCTTGAGCAGTTCAAGACTCGAGTCGGCCAGCATGCACCACGCTTCGACAAGTTGGCTTTCTGTGTTGTAGCCAGCATCCCAACCGATGCCGATGGTAACCCCCGACGATTCCCCCGGCCACGTCGGACGAGAAAGAAACTTGCGATAGTATGGTTCCCCGCCCCCGACCTCGTAATCGAGAAGCAGCTTTCGGCCTTGGTCTGAGAGGGTCATTTCAGGTCTCGGTAGAGTTGGACGATTTTGAGCACCGTGTAGACGAGTGCTGCCAATGCTGCGCCGATGCTGACCAGCTGGTGCACCTCAGTCAACCCGAGCATCAGTGCGGCGAGATTAACGCTTGGCACGACGAGCAGGTCGTGCGGGTTTGAGTGGTCGAAGTTCATCGGTTTTCGTTGTTTGGTGGTGGCGTACAAATGTTTGAAAGTGCCAGACCGCAGCGAGGACGAAGGTGAGCCCGAGGCCGAAGTTCAGCACGATCTCCGAGATCGGCGGGGTTGAGAATGTCACGATGTTCAGGACTGCCCCGACCGACACGAGCGAAAGCCCGAGCTTCATAAGCCTCGCAATCTTTGGAGACTCGTAAATCTTGGACTCTGGCCGACCGAATACGAAGAGAACGAACGCAATCCCACCCAACGCGATGAGTGCGTTAGCGGTTCCGTTTGCGAGGGTGAGGAGATTGGGACTCATGGTGTTCTTCCGTAATGGCGTGCGGTATCAACTTCCGCGAAGCAAACTCAACAGCCCGGAGTCCGACGAACCCAAGCAGAAAAGCGATGGCGTATTGCGTGCGTTCCCCCTCGACCTTGACCAGCTGCACCACAACGGGGGTGAGATAGTTCGCAGCGGCAGCACCGGCCACGAGTGAGGAGATAGTGCTCCCGAGGTTGCGTGCGGCGTTCTTGCCCGTCGTCAGGACAGCCCCGAAAAGGCCAGCACAGAGGAATGCGATGTCGATGCCGTACTCCTTGAGGTTCATTTCTTTTCTGGTGGCCTCCCGAGGTTTGCGGCACTTCCGTAGTAAAAGGAGACGACCATGCCCCACGAGGTGGCGAGTGAACCGATGAGCATGGTGATTCCCGCATTGTCCCAAAGGTCGAAATGTCCGGTGAGCAGACCAGCGAGCACACCGAAGAATCCGACCGTGATGATGAGAGCGAGCACAGCTGGAACACGAGACTGTGTCTTTGCTTGCATCCGTCTCGCACTGTCTCGGTCCTCTGTCGCTAGTTTCTCAAGGTCGATGTCGAGTTCCCGCATCCTCACCTTGAGTTGAGCATCCGCTTCGCGCAGAGCCACGATTTGCGCGTCTGTGAGCGTGTTTCCTTCGAGAGCATCCTGCACCTTGGCAATGGTTGGTTCACTGATTCCGATGGCTTTGCCAACGGCCTCGACAGCCATGCCTCCGAGCGGGCCACCAATGACCCGCCCGATTGTCGGAAGTAATGATTTCCAGTCCACACCCTACTGTTCGCCATCAACTGAGCTGCGAGTAATCCAGCCCGTAGCCGACCGTCCACGGCCTGTTATGGTCTTCGTACCAACCCGCACCGCTGAACACGTCGCGGAAGTCGGCAAAAGCACGCTCGAACTTCGGCCTGACAGCTTCGAGCGAGAAGTTGGCGCGAGCAAAGGCGACCATCTTCGAGCGATCGATGCGATAGCCGATCCGAATCGCTCGCAGAATGTCACCCATGGTCGAGCACCGGAACCCGTTCACACCGTCAACGATGTACTCGGTCATGGCCCCCATGTCGGAGCAGATTGGAACGCATCCAGAGAGCATCATCTCAACAGCAGTTCCGCCAAACGGCTCCCAGTAGGTTGAGAGCAGGAACCCGAACTGAGCCTTGGCCATCAACTCTTTGCGCTCCTCAATGCCAGCGTAGCCTATGAACTCGACGTGATCCGGCCACTCCTTGAGACCGATGCCCTCAGGCCCACCTTGGCCAGCAACCTTGAGTCGGACACCCATGCGCTTGCACGCATCAATGGCGAGATCCAAGCCCTTGTTGGTTCCGAGACGACCGATGAACAGCGCATAGTCTTCTCGCTTCTGCGTCGGGTCGAAGTTGCGCGTGTCGAAGTAGTTGGGGACCACTCTCCAATACCACTTTGGGTTGCAGTAGGATACGCCATCGGTCCCTACAAACGCTGAGCGGAGTGGGTAAGACTCGTAACACCGGAACGGGGCGAACGCATGGCCACTGCCGATGCCGGGTTCGACGATGATCAGGTCCTTGTCAGCGTTGGCGATGTGCGTTGCCTCCTGCGTGCCTCCCCAGAAGGCCAGCACAATGTCGCCCTTCTTCTTGCGTCGCTTGATTGCCTCGCCAGCGATGAGGTTAAAAGCCCGATGTGCAAGGTCTTGTGACGAGTGCTTGAACTGGTTTCTCCTCCAGTCGTAGTCCCCGTAAGTCTCTTGCAAGATGTCACGAGAGGTCACGTTGACGTGCTCATGAGCAGCAGTGATGGAGTCTGGGTGTCCGTAATGAATCGTGCGGTATTCGGTCGAGTCCTTGAACATCTCCAAGAACTTCAAGACTTTCTGAGTGAACGCGCACGCTGAGTAATCGGGGTGGGTGACGGTATGAGGAACCCCTAGGCAGTGGAGAGTTGTCATCCTCTCCAGCCTAGGGGTTTATCCTCAACTCACGCCAGCTTTAAGCAGCTGGCCCAGTTGCTCCTGTCGGGCCCGTCTCGCCCGTTGCACCTGTCTCACCCGTTGCGCCTGTCGGTCCAGCTTCACCAGTCGCACCGGTCGGACCAGTTCCGCTTGGCCCTTCAAGTCCGGTGGCACCAGTTGCACCCGTCGCACCAAATCCAGAAGCTCCCATCGGCCCTTCAGGTCCAGTTGCACCAGTGGGTCCAGTCGGTCCAGTTTCGCCAGCACCTGTCGGACCCGTTGGGCCTGTTGCTCCAGTTGCTCCAGCATCGCCGGATGGGCCGGTTGGGCCTTGTTGTCCACTCACCGCTGCCCAATAGGAGGATCCACCCTGAGTGCCCGGCTCACGATAACTCTGTGATTGATGTGACTGTGTGCAGCGGTAAAGCGTGCCATTGCTGTCCATTGCAATTGCGTTTTGGTAATAGAAAGGGCCATTTGCCCAAGGTTGAACCGAGACGTTCATCCAAGTCGTTGAGCCATGTGCTGGTACACTATCAGTCCCAGCCCCACTTGCACCAAGGAGCAAGTAGAGCAATCCATTGTCGCTTACAAAATCACCGGCACGGTAGCGCGTTTGCGGCAACACACGTGAGGCGCGATTCAGCAACTGCCAGTAGTCGCTACTCTGGTATGGTCGCTGTCCTTGGCTCGAAGCAATCGCCACATAGAACTGCCCAAGGTCAGAGACCAAATCATCTGCGGCGTATGAGGTTCCGTTGTCCCACGCGGAGATTCCTCCACCTCCTCCTCCAGACCCAGCAGGACCCGTTGCACCAGTCAAACCGGTCGCTCCCTTGGCCCCCGTCACCTGCACCGCGAGCACGTCGATGACAACACCGCTTGCTGGTGCCGTCGGGAATACGATTTTCGAGTTCGCTTGCGTCGTCCCCGTGATGGTGAACCCACCGTTCGTTTCGTCGGGACGCTGAAAAACTCCGCCAACGTAAACGAGATACCCCGCTTCGTCGTTCTGTGGGCCATCCCAGCCCTCAATCGGGCCGAACTCAGTCGCACTTCCGTTGCCCGTGAAACGCGGCGAGAGAATCCCTCCACCGAGCACGACACCAGTCGGTCCGACAGCTCCGGTTGCTCCGACCTGTCCAACCGCACCATCAAGCGAAATGGCCCATGATGCGTAGGTTCCGGTGCCCTCGAGCACTTTCACCACGTCAACCTCCAAGACCCCCGTGTTGGCCGTGTACGCGTTGACGATGCCCGTCATGCGGTGGTCCACATCGTAAGCCAGCACGACGTTCTGGCCGACCGATAACGCGAGGTTTGCTGCCACCGTGAGCGTCTTGACTCCGGTCGTCAGCGAGAGCGAGGTGGTCGAAGAGGTGGTGTACTTGTCACCAGCTGCGCCCGTTGCACCCGTCGCACCGGCACCCGTCGCGCCAGTCAACCCTGTCGGACCCTGCACGCCAGTTGCTCCAATCGGCCCGGGGTCGCCTTGGATCCCCTGCGCCCCCGACGCTCCTGTCGGACCAGCAACACCGGTCGAACCAGTCAACCCAGTCGCTCCTGTCAACCCAGTCGCCCCGATGTCGCCTTGGACACCTTGCAACCCGCTCGGCCCTGTCGGCCCTTGCGATCCGGTCGGACCAGTCAACCCCTGTGCGCCAGTCGGCCCAGTCTCGCCTGTCGCTCCCTGTGCTCCGCTTGGCCCCGTCGCTCCCTGCGTGCCCTGCGGACCTGTTGCTCCATCTGCGCCAGCGACCCCACTTGCTCCGGTCGGACCAGCAACTCCAGTCGAACCTGTTGCGCCTTGTGGCCCCGTCGGTCCAACAGCACCAACAGCACCCTCGAGGTTGACGGACCATGAACTGAATGTTCCGGAACCCGTGTGGTTTGTGACATCGACGACCAATGCCCCAGTGCCCGAGTTGTAACTCGTCACCGTCCCGTGCATGTGAGCCGTCCCGCCCGTCTCAGCGATGACGACGGGTTGAGCGACCGTGTACGAAAGCCCCGTTGCAACCGTCAGCGTCTTCGTCCCGTTGCCGGTGAGAAGCGAGGTGGTCGAGGTGGTAGCGTACTTGTCCGACTGCCCAGAAGCACCAGTGGCACCTTGCGATCCGGTTTCACCCGTCGCCCCCTGCGTCCCTTGCAATCCGGTTGCCCCTTGGTTTCCCTGCGCCCCGCTGGGTCCCGTCGCTCCGACGTCGCCCTGCACGCCTTGCTGGCCAGTTGCACCCTGCACTCCTGTCGCACCTGTCAAACCCGTCGGGCCTTGAACACCTTGAACCCCAGTGGGTCCGACTTCACCAGTGGCTCCCTGCGTTCCCTGCGGACCCGTTGCGCCGATTGCACCAGCGTTACCCTGCACGCCCTGCTGTCCAGTTGCTCCTGTCAGGCCTGTTGCGCCAACAGGTCCCGTTGCACCAGCTCCTCCAGCGACCCCTTGAGGTCCAGTCTCGCCCTGAGGCCCAGCAGGACCAGTTGCACCAGCTTGACCTTGCAAAGCCGTCTGCGCGGTTTGCGAGATCATGTCGATTTCGATTTTCGTCAGTTGTTGTGGCATAGAGTGTTAGACTATTAAAACGATGGAAATCATGTACCCATTGGAGATCACATCCTCGAAGCTAATCGTGCCCTGCTGATTGTCACTAAAGTCCGGAAACGAAATGTCGTAAGAACCGGGCCTTTGCAGCACTCCTCCGACCGAAACGAGGTACGCCGCAGAACTGGTTGGCGGATTCCAGCCCTCGCCAAATGCCGCTCGCATCTGGCCGAGCGTATTCGGGAACACACCGTAAAACGATTTGGCAACTCCATTACCGAGCAACTCGACGTAATGGTAAACTGGAACGATGCCACCACTGCCACCTGATGGCTTGTTGATGAGGTCGTTGTAGTTGCCTGTGCTCGCAACCGTTGCCAGTCCGAGCGTCGTCCGTGCAGCAGCAGCCGTTGTCGCAGTGAGAAGAGCCTTCCCCGTCGTCCCTGCATCCTTGAGTAAGTTGTTAGAGACGCGTGTCATAGCGTGTAAAACGGCACCAGCCTATTTTGCCCAGCATTGAAGTAACCCGCAGGAACAACGGTATTTGATGGAGTTGCGCCTGTTGCTAGCCAGTTGGGTCCGGTCGGTCCAGTCGGTCCGGTTGCACCAGTTGCTCCGTCGGTTCCATTAAGTCCCGGGAATCCGGCAGGACCCGTCTCACCGGGCATTCCGGTTGCGCCTGTTGCACCTTCACCACCAGTCGGTCCAGTCTCGCCACTCGGACCAGTTGCGCCGGTTGCGCCAGTTGCGCCGGTATCCCCCTTTGGACCAGTCTCTCCAGTGTCTCCCTTTTCACCCTGAAACCCCTGCACGCCGATTGAACCGTTTTCGCCGGGAGGACCTTGTGGACCAGAAGGTCCTTGTGGTCCCGGGTATCCTATTCCCGGCAGACCAGTTGCGCCCGTTCGCCCTTGTAGCCCCATTGTGCCAGTTGCGCCCGTTAGACCCGTTAACCCTGTCGGCCCCGGGGGGCCACTCATCGACGCGAGGAACTCCCATCCATTGGTCGTCTTTTGGTAAATCGTGACGAACTTTGCTCCTCCCACATCATACCCTTGCTCGCGGTAATAGATGTCTCCCGTGTTGCCTAAAGTCGCTGACGGCAAAGTGTTTCCCCCGAAGTACTGCGCCCCGGCAGGACCCGTTGGACCAGTCGCCCCGGTTGCGCCCGTCGCGCCGTCGTATCCCGCGGGACCGTTTGCGCCCCTGCTCGCGATGAGGTCCCAGAAGAGAGAAGAGGTCGAGGGAACGTCGCCGACGTTGCCACCGTTGGCGTCTGAACGATACCAGAGTTGACCCTGATAGGTTGCCAAGTCCCCGACGGCGTAGGCTGTGCCAAGGTCGAATGCGCCCGTGTAGTGCCACAGAGCGTTTGCGCCTGATGCACCTGTTGCTCCGATTGCTCCGCTCGGTCCTGTTGCGCCCCCGGGTGAACCCGAAGGTCCCTGCAATCCACTCGGCCCCGTTGCGCCCGTCGCTCCCCCGGCAGGACCAGCGATGCCTTGCGCACCCGATGGCCCTTGAATGCCAGTTGCGCCGATCGGACCCGTCGCCCCGCTCGGTCCTGTGGATCCGGTCGCACCGAGTCCTCCCGCTGGTCCTTGCTCTCCCGGAACTCCACTTGGCCCTGCGGGTCCCTGCGCTCCTGCTGGTCCCTGTGGCCCCATCACCCCACCAGATGCGACGAGGACGTTGACCTTCTCCCCGCTCGGTGGCGGGGTTGTAAACGTGATGACGCCCGACGCCACCGTGTAATCCTCTCCCGCTGTCTGAAATACACCGCCCACCGCAACGATGAAATGCTCGGCTGAGGAAGATGTTGAGGTCGTGGTGAATACCGTCTGCGCCCCTGTCCCGGTGAATCCGAACTGCTGCAACGCGAACGACGAACTTCCCGAAGCACCTGACCCCCCTGCACCTCCCGCTTGAATCGTCACCCAGTCCGTCCCCGCTGCGTTCGGAAACGAAAGTGTTTGGTCGGCGGTGTTTACAAGCAGAACACCCGAGGGGACTCCTTCAATCGGTGGTGCCCCCGGAGTGCTCTTCCGAAGTTGTCGAATGTAGTTCGGCATTTTGGCGGTTTAGATTTCGCCACAATCTATTGAGATGCCTGCGCCTGCTGCAATCGACTTCGATGCGGCGGTGATTCTGCCGTAAGTGTCAACCGTGAACACCACGCCGTCAGTCGTTGCGGTGACTCCGGATGTGGCAAGGTCAACTCCGTCAGATGAAACGGCGATGCGGGAAGATGAGACGGTTTTGACTGAAAGGGTCGTGCCGATCTTTTGTAGACCATTCCCTGCGTCGGCCACGCCTGCGCTGGAGAACTGAGAGAAGGTCAGCGCGGTCGTCCCGATCGTGATTGCGCCAGAGGTCGAAAGAACCCAACCCGTAGACCCGTTCATGGTTCCCTGCTCGATGAAGACGAATGACCCCGCCGAGAACTCGGTGCCTGAGTCCGCATCGGTGCGGCGGGTCAGGATGAACGGCGAATCCTCACCACCTGCTGCGGTGACGCGATAGAGACCATTCTGCAATGCGGCGGCCTGATTCTTAACCAGCACCGATTCACCCACGGCGAGCGTGTGCCCGTCGATGAGAAGTCCGACGTTGTTGTTGGACGTGAGCGTTGCACCCACTCCGCTGGATCCGTTGTTGTACGCGACGGAAGGAAGTGGTTCGGTCGTGGCAACGTGCGCCGAAGCTTTGACGTCGAGGCCTTGCGCGACGTCGTCGACGTACTTCTTGGTCGCCAGATGAGCATCTGCGGTCGGCGTAGCGTTTGACGAGATGCGACCGCTCCCGAGGTTCAGATTGAGCGAAGAGTCGAGAATGACGACCTTGCTCGCTGCACCCACACCCTCGGTGATTCCAGCGAGTTTATTGAGTTCAGCCGTCGTCGCCGTTACCCCGTCGAGCTTGTTCAACTCGTCGGCGTCTGCTGTTACTGCCGTGCCTCCGATTTGCAACACCCCGGTGTGGTTTACCGTGCCGTTGAAGGTCTTCGTTCCCTGAATCGTCTGGTTGCGGTTGGCCGTGGTGACCATCCCTGCGGAGGACGATGTCCCCTCCCCGCCAATCGGGATCACATTGCCGTCTGACTTTTTGATCAGCAACTGGTTGTCAAACTCTTGGAAGAGAAGCTCACCAGTTGCGAGCGTGATGCCGGCCACGCCCGTTGAGGTCGTGCGGCGTTTAAGTTGGATCGTGTTCGGCATAATCTCTTGATGTTGTTAAACTTGGCCACCGTCAACGCCAACCCCTAGGGCTGAAAGCGTTGTGTAAGTTGTCACGCCAGCGACGACACCGACGATGTTCCCGTCAACGCCTGTGCCAGCAATTGCGGCTCCTGCACCAATGTTGGCTCGGGCCTGTGCTTGCTGGGGTGCTGTCAGACTCTGAGCGGTGAACAGCACAACTGACGCGGCGATGTTGGATGAGTCGAAAAAAGGCAGCGATACGGGTTGAGATGCTCGTCGATTGGTGTTCTCAACCTTCCACCGGAGTGCTCGGGTCGTCGTGAGATTGCCAGAGTAAGCCCATGCAATCTCTGCTTGCAGTACCACCGACGGAACATCAGTGACTGTCTCATCCCCGCCAGCAACCAACACGGTCACACCGTAGCCAGAGGATCGGCAGTGCGGTGCCTGACGTTGTCCAAAAGTCGATGCGGCCACGGTCACGATGTCCGCTGAGGAGGAAGCGACGAAGGCCAAGTCCGCATCGAGAGCGGTCGCGATCTTCGTCGCCATTGCTGAGGCGTTTTCCGTCCCCAGAGTGGTCACCTTGATGAGACGGCCATCGGCAGGTGCTTCCGGTCCGGTGGAGGATGCCGCACCCATCCAAACCCGCACCGGCCCGACCGAGTCAGCGAGGTCGAAGTAAACTCCGTCAGCGGTCGTTGCGGTCGTTTGAACCGCGACCACTTCGGCAGAGTCGTAAGGGTCGATGCCGAGGAGTCGGTCGATGCCACCTGATGCCGTATTGAGCGTCGCTCGATAGTCAACGGCTGAGCCCGTCACAGTGCGGGTCCAACTGGAAAAGGAGAGAAGAGGGTTGGCGTCGAATAGCCCCTTCGGCTTGACGCTTAACCTCAGGCCCGTTGATGACCCCATGTCCACGGTCGAGGTGCTCGAAATGGTGTTTCGGAACTCGATGGCTGTCGGGATCACGTCGCCATTGCGGAGCAGCACCTCCTGATCGTCAGATCGGCGTAAACCGCCAACGTAGACGAGACCAGAATCGAGTGCGACGGTGAGCGTGAGCATTCACTCAAGGTGCCGTCATCAACCGTGAAGCCCGATGATTTGATGCCCCGCTGTTTGCTGCGAGACAGTGAACCCTCCGCCCTCGTCGGCTTGTATAAACGCCAGAATGATTTTGTAGCTGACCGACTCAGCCACTGGGTCAGCGTACAAGAATGCGCTTTGGTCCTCGATGGTGACGGATGAAGAGACGATTCCGCTCGATGTGGTCGAAGAGAAGTTTCCTGCGACGTTCAAGACAACCCTTTTGTTGTCGGCAGCAGGTCCGACCTCCTCCTCTGGATAATCTATCACACCCTGTCCGTTGACCGTTCCCCACCGCACAAAAACCCTATAGGACGGGTTCTCCTGCCCCGGACTGCTCGCTCGAACGGTGACCTTGAAAGGGTAGTTTGTAGTGGCTGATGGTGCGGCAGTCTGCACCGTGCGGCGATTCTTGAGCGAGACCAGCTGTCCTCGCGGGGTCACGGTCGCGGTGATGTCAGGAGTCGATTGAATAGCCAGTCTCGGCAGGTAATCGATGATGGCATTGATGGTGGCACCGAGTTGGCCACCCGTTTTTAGGCGAGGAATCACAGGCATGACGGTGGTGCTTCTCTTTGGTCGTTGATGTCCATGAGACCTCGGCTGCTGGGGATGTAGTTGACCCCTTGCGAGAATGGCAACATGAACGCGAGTTGCCTTGGGTACTCATTTCTCAGTGGGTTCGATTCGTCCTTTCCGGGGTAATCGCTCCCCGGTGGATAGCCGTTTTCGTCGCGGTTTCTGAGCCTGAAGCCGTACGGCTCCCACGGTGTTGTGTAAGGTCCACCCTCTGCCGGATCGCAGATGGGGACGACAGCATTGGGAACCAGTTTGAGTTCAGCGTGCCAGTAAGGGAATGCTTGGTCGTTGATGCCTGTCTTGTCACCAGTGATTTCTGTCGATTCGGGAACCGCTCCAAACGACGTGTGATCCTCACGGATGAGGTCCAGCGCGTAACCGCTTGTCGAACCGCTTGTGCCCGTCTGGTGAAGGTAGCCAACGAGGATGTCGTGTTCGTACTCTTTTACGAATCCGGTCGGAATCCACGGGTTGTCCTCCTGACCTTCCTCGAGCGGGATTTGACGGGTGCCGGTTGCAACGACGTCATCCGCTGAGATGCGTGTGGACACCTCATTCCACTGCGTCGTTAACTTGACCGGAAAGAACCAACTCTGCGTGATGTTACTTCCAAACGGATCTTGCGAGATGATCGGAATCCCACGTTGAGCGACATTGAGCCCGAACGCTGTCTGGTCTCCTTGAAAGGATGAACTTTGGCTCTCGACCAGCATCAACGAGTTGAGCACCCCGTATGTCACTGGGTCCATGTTTTCGGGGTCGTAATCTTCCGCAGGGTTGCGGGTTGCGTATGCTTTGAGCTTCACTGTGGCCACGATGACCTTGTTTCCTCCGGTCAACTGAAAGCCACGGTACTGACGATCTCCGACGCTGATGACGGGACCCACAAACCCGTAATGCCATGGGGTGATCCAGTACCGAGTTGACCCTTCGCTGATGAATGGTTGATACCGTGGACCCTGAGTTGGTCCCTCGGTGATGGTCTTCGGTGGCGCGATGTTGAGGATGGTCCCTCTCGGTGTTTCGTTCGAGGTGAAGTCCTTCGTCTTCTGCACTCGCAACCTGACCAACTCGCGGCAGATAGCCGAGAGTGTGCGCCCGATGGGGCCCCGCGTTGTTACGGTCGGAATCACGAGTAAATCAGCGTTGACCAACCTTCGCCGGAATACTGCCCGTAGTTTGCCGAAGCGTTGCGATAGAGCAGCGTGATTTTCCAGCGGTCTCCGAATGGTTCTGCGGTCGCTCCAGCAAGAAGCCAAGACTGAGTCGTTCCCCAAATCGGAACCGGAGGAAATGAGATTTTTCCGATGTCGTTGACCGTCTGGGCGAACGCACTCCAGATGTCAAAGTAGGTGACTTTGAGCGTGCAACCATTGCCGGCGATGTAAGACGAGACGCCAACCAGCCCCGGCTTTTTGAACTCCACGAACCGCTTGGTTGACTCCGTGTCATTCGATGCGACCCAGAGTGCGTTCGTTTCATTCGGTGTCTCTGGTGTCCCCGCGAGGTCTTGGAATCGCGGGTTGGCCGTGATAGGTTCGGTGCCGCTGTTGGCGTCGATGCTCAACCGCTTTTTTGCTGACGAAGCGTAGGAGTAAATGCTCCTCTGCTCGAGCGTTGTGGTTTGCGACCCCTCGTCAAACGTCATGGACCTCGAGAGGATGCTCCGCTGAGAGTCCGACGCCATGTCAGGCAGTCCAGTTGGCGCGAGGATGTTGCTGATTTTGTTGTTTTTGAAGACGTGCACCGACGTCTGAATGACGTTCCCCCACTCGTCAGCTTCAAACGAGTGCGACGTTTTGACGGCCTCTTCGCCCTTAAAGATCACAGGCATTTTTTAGGTGTAGATGTCCGACGACCAGAAAGGTGCGCCGAGAAGTTGAGCGGTGATTTTCCAAGAGGCCCCGTTCTGCTCTTGCCCCACCGAAGTGCCTAATAGCGAAAGGTTGCCGAACATGGAGAAGTTGGGGATGGATGGCAGGGTGTAGACCTTTCCCGGAACGGTTGCAGCGTCCGCATTAGCTGCCAACCACGTCAGGTTGAATGTCCACTGTGGGGCGAGGTAGGTGGTGATGCCAGCAAGCTCGAAGTCGTCGCGAAACTGAACGAACCGTTTCGCTCCGTCGTAATCCTCCCAGATCGCGTTCTCGGTGTCGGGTGTTTCTGCGTCTCCAGCCCAGTCGTTGAAGTTCGGGTGAGCGGTGATTGGTTCGTTGGAGATGGTGCCTTCGACGGTGACGAAGTTTTTTGAGAAGGCCAGCCCTCGATACGTCCCCTCCGAAGTGCCGAGTTTGTCACTGAGCATTTCGACATTCTCGCGAGACCCTACAAACGCCAGCTGAAAAGAGCCGAGCGTCTTGGTGAGTGGCCACTCAAACGGTTCAGTGTTGGGTCCGGTGCGCGTGTACCGAGTGCGGAAGATGACTTCCAGAGCACCCATCTCATCGACCTGCGCGGAAACTGGAAACTCAGTGTTGAGACTCATACGACGGCCACGTTGAGAGAACCCTGCTTGGTGATTGCTGCCACCACTGCATCAAGTTTGGATGCCAGCGTGCTCTGGTTCTCTTGCAACACACGCACGGCGGGATCCTTAGCCTCCATCATGCCCCCGCCCGGAAGCGGGAAAGCAGGTGCCACATCGAAGTCCATTCTCGGCGTTCGGAGTTGCTGAGCCCGCATCTGGAAAAACTCGGCGGCGGGAGGTCCTTGCACCGGCACCTTGGCAATCTCCTCGCGTTTCTTTGCGGCGATAAAAGCGGCTGATGCGGCGAATCCTCCTCCTAGGTCTCCACCCCCACGCAACCCCGGCTCCCTGCCTTCCATGCCGATCACAGGCCCCCGTGGAGCGAGGTTCATCGTGCGTCGTCCGCCACCGATTTTTTCCAGCGACGTGAAGAAGTCTCCTGTCGCAGTGGTCGCCTTGCTTTTCTTCTCCTCGGCCTGAGCGGTCTTTGCGGTCAACTCAGTTTGGTTTTTGAGACTGCTCGACTGCTCGCGGATTGCGGTTGCGTTTTTGAGTGCTGCCTCGGTCAGCTTGGCCAACTCAGTCTTGAGCTTTTCGTTCTGGGATTGGAGACGCTCGGTGGCGGAGGTTTGGCGAGCAAACCCCCGCTCGAATGCGGCGATGAGTCCCTGTCCCGGTGTTCCCTCAGCGTAAGCGTCCGAGTTGCTCGGTGGAATGATTGCTCCGTTAGAAAGCGACTCCTTGGTGTTGTAGGTGATGCGCTTCCCGTTGGCGAACGTCTCACGCACCTCCCCCGGGGTGAGCGGGGTTGGGTAGCCTGCGGCCTTTGCGGCGATGATTTCCTGCGCCTGTGCCGAGGTCATGCCAGAGGCTTGTGGCGCACCGTAGAACTGCGAGGTCTGGAACGTCGATTGGTTGGCCCCCATGCCTTGCAGCGTGCGCTTGCCGAGTCCGGACGTGTTGCCTGAGGAGAAGACTGCACTCATCAACTCACCAAGAGCAGCAGGGATTCGCTTGATCCCTGCGAGCACATAGTCGAGCCATGCCTTTGCTGCGTCGAGGAGAGCACTCCCTAGGGTTCCGGCCACTGCCCCAGCAGCAGTTCCGAGAGCATCGGTAATCGCGACGATGAGAGAGCCAGAGAGGCCGGTGAAAGCGTTCCCATCGGCAAAGATGTTGGTCACTCCTTGAAGCGCACGGATTGCGGTCTCCGTGACCTCGAGGAAAGCCAGTTTGCCAGCAGTTGCGAGCACGTCCCAGAGGGTCCCGTTCTTGATGGCCCCCTCGATGATCTGGAATGCGTTCACAGCAGTGTCCACGGCCCGTCCGAATCCTGCGGTGAACTGGTCCGAAAACAGCAGGGCCTTTTGGGTTGCAGCGGTGAAGATGTTGCCGAGAGCGGTTCCAATCGGTGCGAACCGACCCGTGAGATTTTGCGCGAACTCGATGAGCGGTTTGAGCCCTTCCGATGCGGCGAGGCCGAGGTTCCGCTTCACCTCTTCCACGTTGTCAGCGAGCGTCGAGAGAAGGCCATTGAGCGTCTTTCCCTGCGTGGTTGCTGCACCGGAGAAAAGGCCTGTGGTCGTCATCGCTTGGAGTGCGTTGACCATGTCCTGCGCCGAGATTTTGCCTTCAGTGAGTGCCTTCTGAAGTCCCGCGTCACTCAGGTTGAGAGCCTTTTTCAACTCTTCCCCGATGGGGATTCCACGTTCGAGGAACTGTAGGAAAGTCTCAGTCTGCATCTTCCCGACCGAGAGTGTCTTGACGTATGGCTGAAGAATCTCAGCCATCGGTTTCTTCGTGGCTGCTGCAATGTCCCCGATGATCCGAATCGACTCCTTCAGTTGCTCGGCAGGTACTCCAGCAGCGGCAAGACCGGCCCCTGCGTTGGCCACCTCCCCCAGTTGGAATGATGTGGTTGCAGCGTACTTTGCCAGCTCTGCGACGGCCCCCTGCGCGGTTTCGGCCGACTTGTAAAACGTCGTGAACTGAGCGACGACGGCTTCAAACTCTCCAGCGGATGAGATGCTCTCTTTGAATGTCTCACCGAGTGAGCGAAACGCACTCCCAACTGCACCGATTCCGGCTTGCAAGCCAGCAAAGAGAGCCTGTCCACCGGCGACACCGGCGACCGTTTTGGCGAAGGATTGCATCTGGCCGACAGCTTGCGTCAGACCCTGCCGGAAGTTTGTAGTGTCGGCCCCGATGCGAATGGTTGCGGTGCTCATAAAGTGATTCCCAGTTTGCGGTTGAGGTACGCGGCCATGTCAGCTGCCACGGTTCCGAGAGCCTTCTGCACGTAGCCAACCCGAGCGGTGAACGGCTCGATGCCGGGTCTCTTGTTTTGAATCTCAAGGTACGTTTCGAGGAGACCATCAAACTTTTTCACGACGGCAGCAGGGTGGCGACGGTCGATGTTGTCGAAGTTGGTGCCTGTCACAAGCCATCCCCACGCTCCAGCTCGACCGGCTGCGTTCTGCCGTTGCTTGATTTCCATCTCCCATCGGTCTTGCTGCACACTCCGCTGAAGTTGTGCGGTTGCCTTGAGAACCTTGAAGACTGCACGCTCTCCCCGCTTGCCTTTGCGCCCCACGCTCGCTTGCGCTTTCTGAAGTTCCGCCATGAGCTTTGAGCGACGTGCGCTGACTCGCTGAAGCACTCGTTTGGAGATCCGCACCCGTCCGTCCTGCTTCTGCTTTTCGATGGCTTGGAGTGTCTCTGGTCTCGTGTCTTGGTGGAACTTCCCAGCCTTTATGACAACGTCTCGAAACTTTCTCCCGATGATGCTCTTGACCTCCTTCTTCGAGGTCTGGACGTAGACGCCCAGCACTCGGTTGAAGTTCGTCAGGTCCATTGAGAGCGTCAGTTTCATGCTTCACAAAGGTGCGAGTCATCGACCACCGCACGCACTCGGTGTCCCTGCGCTTCGAGGGAAGCAGCAAATAGTGCGTTCGCGTCATGCAATGAAAGGGCGAGGATCTCGCTCGGTCTCCACCCGTACGCGGAAGCGAAGTGGTGAATGTAGCGAGCAATCATCCCCGCCCGACTCAGTTTCCCACTGCGACCTCAGCACCCTCGACGACGACCTGCGATCCCGTCGCTTGCTCGATCATCTCGCGGATCTGGCGTGCGATGTCGGCCAAGTCCGCGAGCGGGATTGATGGCAGATTAAGAGACTCCTTCAGCATTCGCGCCTTGTCACCAGCGAGATAAGCAGCAGTTGCCTCGGCCACCTTTTCCTGCGGTGCCGAGTGCAGGTAGATGAACCCTAGAACGTCCGCCATGCGGGTGCTCGGTGCGGTGAGGAGTTCGTTCCCAGTCAACTCCATCAGCGCGTAGGTCTGCAGCGTGAGCGGTCGGCATGGAATGCCAGCGATGGTTGAGGACGGGCCAGATGCGCCGATGATGAGGTGTTGGATGTCGTTGAGCATGGTTATGGTTAGGCAAAGTGTTTGAAGGTTTTGATGGCGTCCTGAAGCGTTTCGGTCGGCGCGTAAAGCACTCCACGGCGAAGCTTTTGACGAGTCAGCTCATGAGTTGCACTGACGAATGAAGCCAGCGTGGTTGCGTTTTCGCAGATGGCCACCCCGATGTAAGACTGCTCTGGGTTTGCTGCCTTTCGCACCCGGTTGATTTCGTCACGAACCTCGAGACACGCATGGATGATTTGGAGTTCCGCGAGGATTCGGAAGTCGAGTCCATCGGGAGTTTTCCCGCGAGTCAGCGCAAAGTAAGCAGACGCGATGACGTCCGCTTTGATGGCGATTTGAGGTTCTCCACCGAAGCCTTTCCACGTTCCTGCGATTGCGAAGTGGAACGTGGTGCGAACTTCTGTTTCTCCGTTTGGGAGTGCTCGTCGTTCGACGGTGACAGGGTTCTCTGAGTGCGGAGGAATCCCAATGGTGGCAAGTGCGACAGCAAGTCGTTGATTTCCGGTCGTATAGAATGAGGTGATCATGGCAAGGTGAAGGCCGGTTTTGATTTAGGAGACGCGGTTTTGACCCACCGCTTCCGGAAACTCCTCGGGGTTGATGGGTTAGGTGATGCTGGCGTAAGAGACTGCTGTGACGTTCGACTTGGTCAGATCCTCCGAAGATTCGATGACCTCGGACGAGGTGACGAACACGCTTCCCGTCACAAACGCTGAGATGAGACTCGGCAGGGTTGCCGTGTCACCGACGTTCGGAGAAGTCGCTTCGTACGTCTCGAAGTTGACCTCGTCCTTGATAGCGAAGTAAACGACAGCCCCGAAGCCACCGTTTCCGTCAGGGATTTCCTTTTTGGATGAGGTTTTGTTGACGGTTGCGGAGGTCAACAGCGTAGCCGATGAACCGCCCGTTCCGAATGTCACTGCCTCACCTTTGATGATTTCAGCCATGGTCTTAAGTGGTTGGTGATTAGGTCAATCCAGCGTACAGCGTCTTGGAGACCGTGAGCTTGGCCACGTCTTCAGCCGAGAAAGCTCGGTTGATTGAGTCGATGAACGTGTTGGTTCCGGCCTGACTGCCGATTGTTCCTGTGAACGTTCCCGAGATGTAGCCGTCGATCGTGATTTCCGTCTTCAGGTTGTACATCGCAAGGCTTTGAACGTCCCCATTCGGCCCGATGATTTCTTTGGTGGCGGACGATTTTTTGGCGTTGTACTGCGTCACCAGCATCCCCGCTTGGGTCTGCACGGTTCCAAGTGTGCCATAGTCCTGTCCGTTGTCGTGGATGGTTGCCATGTCGTTATTGTTGAGAGAGTTGGTAAGCCCAGACTTTGAAAGCGAATGAGTCCAGCTGGACCTCGTCGGCGAAAGTGGTGTTTTGTGCTCCGAGCACGAACCCGAGCACCTTAGCTGACTCGAAAGAGAACTGGTCGAAGTCGCCATCTGCCACTGGGTTCAGAAGTGCGGCGAGCACGTTCTGCCGGATCTGTGCGCTCTCATCCGCAGTGTATGCTGAGCGGTTGACGCGGAGGATGGCCTGACCATCGAGGATGAAGACTCGTGAGCCAGCGACGAGTTCGCGGCTGATTTCGGTCGCGATGAAGATGGATGCCGTCTCTTTGAGTTCGTCAGTGTCCGAGGTGAGCACCTGCAATGTCGCCAGATCCTCGTCGGCCCTCATGGCGGCGACGATTCCAGCTTGGACATCGGCTTGGAAGTTGGTGCTCATTGGTCTTGTCGGACGACGAACTGCAGGATGGGGTTCTCAGGCAGGTTTTTCACTGTCATGACCCGGTACTTCATGCCGTCGATCGTGAACTGGTTCCTACGAGGGTCCCCACCCTTACCGAACTCATCAAACGCCGTGCGCGAGATGCGAATGGTCAACTCTCCTCCAGCATTGATTCCGCCTTCCTCGGGAAGCGTCATGTAGTCCGACTCCGACACCACCGCTTGCACAGTTTCACCGTTGAGCAACACCGATGCACCCATGGTCGATGCAGCATGGTTGAAGGTGCGGAGCAAAGCGTTGGAGAAAGCCAGTCTCATGCGTAGGCGATGAACTCGAGCCCCTTGCCCTTGATGGTCGGGAGCATCCCCTTCTCGTCGTAAATCCCAGCACCTTTCGGAGTGAGCGGCGCGGCGGTGATTGGAGGAGGGTTGACGGCTTTCGGGCCCGACTGAAACGAGACCTTGGCCAGCACTGCGAGACCCCCGGGTGTGTCGAGTCCGGTGTAGCGTTGAACTTGAGAGATGGGTGGAACCATAACAAAAAAGGGGAACGGGGTTCTCCCGTTCCCCCTTTGGAATCCAATGCGTTACGCGATCGTGAGCAACTCACCAGAGGTCGCGTCAACCACCTTCTCGGAGGTGTGCTGACGCACGCGAACCACGCCAGAACGACGTGCTTCGTCCCGGTAGGTCTCAACGACGAACAGATCGGAAGCGTCTCCCGTCCACGTCAACGTGCGGCCAGCTCCACCGGCAACGAAGTCGCCAGACTGAACATTGCCGATCCATGCGCGATTTGAGCCCCAGATGAACGACCCAGAAGCGGCTTGGCCTTTCTTCGATGAGTCGTATGCAGCGGAAGCCACCAGCACTTTGTCGATTCCGAGGTTAGCGGCGATGAGTGCAGCGTCCACGTTGCGAAGGTCTCCGGTCCCGACGGACCCGAAGATGTAGCTCTGCATCTTGGCGTTCTTGCGGAGTGCGTTGTAGACGTCGAGGTTGACCACCAACGTGTTGGCGTCCACGCCCTTTTTACGGAGGCGGGAGATTGCGTCCTGCAAGTCCGTCACCGGATCTGCTGCCGAGTTGCTCCACACCGTTCCCACGGTCGTGTTGTTGAAGTTGCTCGTGTTGAAGATTGCCGAAGCAACCCGCGTCTCGTGAGCCAGCTTGATGTTGCGGAGCAACAGCTTCGCGATCGTGGCCTCAGTATCGAGGAACCGCGAGAGGTCAGCTTGGTTTGAGTCGTCAATCAACTCCTCAAGACCCCGATCCTCGCAGAGGTAGGTGTCCTGCGTGAAAGCACGGCTGATGCGGCTGTAAGACCCGTCAGCGTTGCGCTTTGCCGCGTCCGAGTCCACCCGCATGAGGTGACCCGTTGCGATGTCGATTTTGAGGTATTGCCCCGCCTTTGTTGCCACCGAGAGAGGTGGCATGACGAGACCACCGATGAGACCGTTGTCGGCCCCACCAGCTTGAATGACAGCCTGTTGGATGTCACCGCGAAGAACTGCACCTGCGTTTGCGTACATTTTCTAGTGTCCTTTCGATTAAGAGTTTGCGTTAACCCCCAACAGCACTTCGATCACGTCGTTTGCAGCAGTCGCCGCTTCAAGAGCGATGCCGATGGTGACGTTGCTCGATGCCGTGCCAGCAATGTTGCCAGATGCCGCAGGGTAAACTGCTGCGCCAGAGGTGATTGCTCCTGCTGCGCGCATTTCAAACGTGCCGCTTGCGGTGTTGAGTTTAACAGTGACGATGCCGTTTGCAGCGGCGTCAGCGAGTGCGACACCGATGGAACTGCCGTTTGTTGCGCCGGCTGCGACAGCCAGCCCAGAGGAGAGTGCAACGCGCTGACCAGCAGAGAGAGCCGAAGCCCCCACCGTGAACGCTTTGAACCCCGTATCGTTTTGTGCCATGTGGTTTTTTGGTTTTAGGGTTTGAGGATGCCCTTTGCGATCAGGTGGTTCCTGTACGCTTCAGGGTTTTTCCGGAGTTCGGAAAAGTCGGTTGGCGCATCAGCCTTTGCTTCGGGAGCGACACCGGGAGCGACAGGAGTGCCAAAAGATTTGATGAGAGCGGCGAGTGCCTCGAACTTTGTTTCGACGGCCCCGAGAATCTTCTCCTCGACGGCTTCAAAAGCAGCACCGGCAACCTCTTCGGCCTTTGCGCTCATCGCGGCTTCTTCCGGCATTGGTTTGCCCATCTCGGCTTCGGGTGCCTCGGTTGTTTCTTCGGTGAGGATTGCTTGTAGCATCCCTTTCATCTCCGAGATTGCTGCTTCGACCGTGGCGAGACGATCCTCGACGGTCGGCGCGGGTGCCTCGGCCATTGCTTCGGTTTTGGGTTCTTCCTTCATTGGATTCTCAACATTCTGCGCTTCATCAACTGCCGCTTCAAAAAGCCCGTCTGGGTTTGCTGCTGGTTCGTCAACCAAATCGACCGAACGAAGGCGCGTGCAGCGTGCGTAAGCGGCCCCGTTGACGTCCTGCGGCTTGCCCTCGAATGAGATAGAAAGCCCGAATGCTTCAGGTGTTTTGGTGGCCAACTCGAGGATGAAGTCTCGGCGTGGAGAGGTCTGGAACAGTTGGAGATCCGCGAGCACCTTCTCATCTTCGACACGGAAGTTGACGAGACGCCCGACGATCTCCTCAACACCAGACTCGTGGCCAACCTTGACCTTGATTCCGCTCTTAGCTGAGTTGCCGCATTTGACGACTTGCGAGAGTGTCGTTTCGTCGATGAGGAGACCGTGCCCCTTGGCCACTCCGAGGGTAATCACAGAGACCCCGAAGATGGTGTCAGCATCGATGCTTGCGGGAGATAGGGATTGAAAAGAGGTCGTCTTCATTTACTCATGCGGGTTTGAAGTTTGCGCTTGTTGGCGTAGTAGGCGCGAATCGCGGCGATAGCATCCTCGCGAGTCTTGTGGTGCGACACAACCGACTCTTGCCCCGGGAATACTTTCACCTTGGCCCATCCTGTCGGCGTTTTACGGATTGCGTATGGCATCAGGCGGTCTTGTTGAGTCTCTCGACGATTCGGTTGGCCCATGCTTGGCCAGCATCCCCGCCCCATCCATCCCAAGCCTGACGGCCCTTCCCATACTCGTCCCACGTCGAACCCTGCTTGTCCACTTCGTGACGGTCGAAATAAGCCTTCATCCTCCGCACGGTGTCGGCTGAGACTGGTCGCCCGTTGGCCAAGTCTCGAGCCCGAGCGATGCCGACCGGAGTCATCCCGCGTTGAGATGCGGGTTTCTTTGCACGTTCACGGAGTGCGCGAGCGGCCGCTGCACGAACGGCTTGCGGAGGCTCGAACGAGTCCTCAGCAAACTGCGTCGATTCTTCGGCAGAACTGAGCGCAGGTGGCGCGTTTTGAGCCTGAGCCAACACCAGAGGATCCTCAACTCCTGCGGCCTCAAAGATTTCCTTCCTGCGTCGGACCTCGTTTGCCGCTTGCACGAATGCCTCTTCCCAGTCTTCTCCCTTGCTCGCGTAGTACTCAGCAAACGTCGTGGCACCATGGCGAAGTTCCGCGAGTTCTGCGGTCGTTTCCCTTCCGATGTCGGTGGATGGCCACGGAGGAAACTGCCAGCGATGCGCCCTCCATTGCGGAGACTGCGGTATGTCACCGTTGGAGATACCGAACGCGATGACAGCCTCAATGATCGGATCGAGAATGCGACTGGTCAGAATTGTCTGATATCGGATGCAAACGCGAGCTGCCTGTTGAGAATCGAGTCGGGCAGTGACCCCTCCGAGATTGCTTGAATCGATGAAAAATCCGTAAGGAAGCCCGAGAGCGTCAGCGAGATGGCGTTGGAGCGACTGGAGGAAGCCCGTGAATGTCACGCTGGGACGGTTGCTCATGAACCCTGTCACATCCTCACCCGGCTTTAGATAGTGAATCGTGCCCGGCTTGATGCGTTCGATGGATTCTCCGGTGGTCGTCTGCTCGTCCCATCCCAGACCCTCGCCCGATGGAGTCCTGACAACCCCCGTCTGCTGACTCGCCCACTTCACTGCGTCCTTCTCTCCTGCGAGGATTTCCACGATGTCCTTGCAGGTTGCGATGGCTGGTGCAAAGGCCGACACGCCTCGGTAAGAGTCATGCCGTTGCGGGTCGAACAAGTGAAGGCATCGCTCGGCGGGAACCTCCTGCTCGTCAACATAGGATGCTCCCATGCTTCGGCGCGTGATCTGGTACGCTACTGGTCGGCCTGACTTAACATCGATGCGGATGCCCCCGATGAGATCGTCGGCCACGGTCGAGTGGTACGGGTTGCCGATGCGGTCGGCCTCGATTAGCTGGAGACGCGGCCCGTCCTCGGTGAGGCTTTTGACGAGAAGACAGTCACCGTCCCGCACGAACGAGACGAAGGCCAGTTGCATGAGGCTGAGGAAGTCGAACCGGCCTGAGAAGTCAGCACGCTTGCACCAGTCGGCAAAGTAGGTTTCATACGCAGAGTTGATTTCTGGACTACTCGTCCTCGCTTGGTAGCGGAGTGAACCAATCGTGTAGAGTGTCAACTTGCGGAGGATGCCAGAGACCAGCGGGTGGTTGTTCTCAAGGTCTCGAGCCTCCCAGATGAGTTGAACGCGGCCTCGGTTTGTCGATGCGCTCTCAGCGTGGTTTGAGTAGTTCGAGGGTGTTTGCGCTCGGCTCTCGGTCGGTTCAGCACCTTCCCAGCGGAAGGCCCGAACGGCATTGCGAATGCGGCGAATCAGTTTCATCGGAAGGATGCTCGCACGCGGTTTCTCGGCGTCGAGCGTGAGCGTTCGGTGACGATTTGGGCACACGCGGCCAACTCTTTTGCAATCTGCAAGCGGTCGCGTTGGGAAGACGTTCCTGCTGATGACACTGACGTGTACGGGTCTGCGAACTCGGCCTTGAGGCGAGCGTATGCTTCCGCCAGCTCCGAAGCGGTCATCGCTCGGAAGATCCCCTGATAATCAATCTCGTCCGCCATCACCTGAGTCTTTCTCATCAACCGTCCCACCGAGAATCTTTGTCGCGAGTGCAGCGAGCGTCTGAAGCACCTCGCAGTCAAACAAGTGGTTGTCCTTCCGAATCTGCTTCCAAACGTGGCTGACCCTGCCATGAGCGTCCACTCTTTCCTCTCGTCGTTCGGAGGTCACCTGCGCGAGGTAGATTTCACCGGCCTCACGCGAGAACTCCCACGCTGGACCTTTGCCTGACATGAGGTGAGCCAGTGCATCCTTGAGCATCGGGTTAGAAAAGACGAGCAGGTTGATGGTCCGCTTTTGCCCTTGGCCCAGCATCGCGTCGGCCTTGCTCCACATGAATGGTCTCCTCACGTTATTGACCATGTAGCCGTTGACTGAGTCGTGGCCTTTGCTGGCCTTCCACTTGCCTCCACGCTTCGCGATTTCGGTGTAGACCGTCTGCGTATCGAATCCCGAGTCAATGATGACGTCACCCGATGCGATGCCGTACTTGGCCACGATCTCGTCCATGGCCGACAAGCTGACTGCACTCCCAAAGTCCACGAGACGAGAGGTGCCCCCGGGGTGCCACTCTCGGACGACGAACCAGAGACCGTAGCTCTGCACGTCGATTGAGAGGAAGACTCGGCCTCCACTGGTCTCCTTGAGTTTGTAGTCGCTCCCTCGCAGGTCATCCCCGAACTGCTCTGCTTTAAGGTCGCTGACCCATGGCTCACCCATGGTCTCAGCCTTCCAAGTCTGCATTGGGATTTGGTTTCCGAACGTCATCTGACGACGGGCCACAAGAAACTCCTCGACGATGTCACGCCATCGAACCCATGGGGGAATGATGGACGACCAAGTGAACGAGACCTTGTGACGCGGCGCGATGAGGTTGCCCTTCTCCCATCGGCCAGCGTCAACGAGTGAGCGACGAGTGACTGGATCGTCGGTGTGGCCGTGACCGCACGATGGACACTTGAGTCTGATGGTTTCAGCGAGTGGCTCGAACAGCCACTTCCCCTCCGGTGTCTTGGTCCTCTCTGACTCTTCCCACTCAACGTGTTCCCATAGAGGCGAGAAGAACACACCGCACGCTTGGCATGGCCACTCGAAACGACGCTGGTCTCCGTCGAGGAAGGATTGGTGAACCGCATCGTTCTCGAAGTGCGGAGTGGAGATCTGCACCACCTTACTGTTCCACTGTGCTCGGACCCGCTTTTTGACCATCTCCAATGCTCCGGTCGGGTAGTTACGGACCTCGTCAAGGATGAGCCAGCGTATCGGAACCGATTGAAGCTTCGACGGTGAACCAGCTCCGCGAACCATGAGCGGCATCGAAGCGAAGTCGATGGTGCCCTTTCGCTTGCCTGACCTCTCCCTCGGCATCATTCGACGGATGCTTGGACACTCCATGAGTGTTGGAAGAAGACGAGTCTGCATGAAGTCCTCGGCTTCGTCCTGAGCGGCCAGCACCCACATGGCGGGTCCGGGGTCTTCGACGATAGCCCATGCGAGCAGGACCATGAGAGCCTGAGTCTTGCCAGACTGCGCGGAGCACATGACAGAGACCTCGCGCACCTCGTTGTCTGCAAAAACCTCCATCAACTCCTTTGTCCATGGTGCTGTGCTCGCTCGGTATCGGCCCGGAAAGGCAGAGGTTTTATCCACCCACACGTTGTCCTCGGCCCATTGCCATGGGAGCCGAAGGTCACGAGGTTCAAAGATTTCAGCAACTGTCTCAAAGAACATCTTTCTCCTCCTTATTCTCCTCAGCCTCTCTCTTAACCTGTTCTTGTGACCATGCGCGGATTTCGGCGTAGGTGTCCGAAATGGCTTGGTCAATCTCAGCTTTGATTTGCGCGGGGCTCATGCCAGAGAGACGGCCAGCGAGTGAAGATCCGATTTTCAACTGCAATCTCCGGCAGGTGTCGAAAGTCTGGTAAAGTTTGACCCTGACATCGTCACGATGAATGAGTTCGCCCCGTTTCTGCTGAAGCTCGATCTCCAGCTTCTGGTTTTTGAGCGAGAGTTGCCGAGCAGTCAGTCTGCTTTTATCAAGCTCCTCTTCTGAGCCAACGTCCTTCCCGTGCTGCTCAACCCATTCGGTCCAAGGCTCAACCGGATAAAAGCCTGATGCATTTGCAGCTGGTGCTCCACGTCTGAGCCAACGCTGAATGGTGACTCGCGAGACCGAAAAGCGAGCAGCCAGTTCTCCCATGCTCTTCGCCCACTCTCCCGGAATGTTTTCACGGAGTCGCCTGTTAGGTTTTCGAGGCTTTTCTTTATTCTTCATCTGTTACCCTAGTAAATCGCATTCAATCATAGTCTCCCCGAACCCGACCC